CCAACGCCTTTTCTTCGGTTTCGGCTAACGCTTGAAAGCTAAAGTTGCGTGACTCGCCTTTAGCTAGATATAGTGCTTTCATTTTAAAATCCTCCTAATGCGCCATAAGCGAGCATTGCGCCCAATAACGCGCCCATAATGCAAGCGCCCAAAATGTCCCACTTTGTTGGTTGTTTCATTATTGAACCCCTTAAAATTGTTGATAAACGATGGTATTGTCAGAAGTCACGCCTAACACTGTGGTCTTATCGGCTAACTTTTCAGATATCAATTGGGCGGTTTCATCATCGTCCAAACCCTCACACTCTTGGGCTAATTCGGTTTCATCATCGTCCAACTCATTAGCGACCTCTTGAAAATTGCCCTCAGTAAAGTCGCAACAGATGGCAATAACGTCCAATTCAAAATCGGGATCGCACTCTTCAAGGTGGTCAAAAATGAGTTCTAACGCCTCATATGAGAATTGCTCGCCTCGGCCCATATTTTGAAAAGCCTGGCGGAAATCATCTAAGTTAATTGTTTGGATCATTTCAAGTTCCTTATTTGATATATGAAAATTGAATGCGTGATGCAATAGCCTCAACGATTGCGCTATTGTGGCTAGTTACTTTTTTAGTGTATGGCGCGAAGTAGCAGAAAGGCACATTTTGGCGGATAGCTTCGCGGAACGCTTGTTTGTGTAATTGCTTATTTGTCATGTTTTTCACCTTAATTTAGTTTATTAAATGGGCTTGCTACGTCCCATATAAGTAATGTAAAGGAATGTTTTACGCTTGTCAACACTTATTTGCAAAAAAGACACAAATATTTTTGTGGGTCATTTTGTGGACATTGTGGATAGTGTGTGGACAACGTTGTGGACAATGTGAAATGAGGTTAGCGCCCATATAAAATCAGCTTGTGGACAATGTGGACAATTATTAATTACCTATTTAATGAATACCACATATTTATATAGACCTCTGCGCCAATGTTATAAGTCAGCAACTAAATAGGGGTTGTCCACATTGTCCACCTTGTCCACAAATTTCGCCCTCGCCCCCGCATTATTTGCCAAATGTTTTTAAGTTTGTGGACAATGTGGACAATTTGATTTTAGGTTGTCCAACTTGTCCACAATTGCATGGCCTCCTAATTGTGGATAGTCCACATTGTCCACACGCCCGGCAGCCACAATTTACCGGCGATATAACCGCGCCCTAAAGCCTGGTAGCCACGCGCCCGCCAATAAAAGGGAAAAGGGAAAACGCCACGCCGCGCCCTTATTCCGCCTACCCGCTAACCCTTATTCTATATAGCTCTATGCTTTTTATCGCCCGCTAAGCCTTATAAAATCAAGGCTCTTAGGGTTTACCCACCCCCCTAGGGCCTTGCGCCCGACTGTTGTGGCTGGGGAGGTTTCACGAACAATTTTTATTTTTACAGCCATAAGCCCCCCAAGCTTTTAATTTTTATTTTTTATTAAAAAGTGATAACATCACGCGTATGTTCCAAAGCTTCCCCTACGAACCTCGCAAGCTCGAAGCCACCGAAGCGCGGCTTGAAGCTATCATGCAAGCCTCTAAACTTGGCTTGAAAGGTGACGCTTTAGCTTTAGCGGCTGGCATGACGCCTACCGAGTACCGCCAATTAGTGTTGTTTGACCCTATCGCTGAATACGCTGAACTCAAAGGGAGAGCAGAAGGTGAACGTGAAATGGCCGAAGTCTTGCATACTGCTGCAAAAGAAGGCGACGCCAAGTCAGCCCTTGCCATCTTGCAACACCAACACGGCTGGGTCGCCAAACAACAACTCTCTATCGACGTTGATCAGCGCATCTCAATCACTGCTGCTCTCGAACAAGCGCAAGCTAGGGTCATCGACGCTCTCACCCATAACAACGAGCCTGAAGTCGTAGAATACAAACCAACCAAACAAAAGAAAGCAGCTTAATGGCTACTACTAACGCACTAGCACCTATGCCCGTAAATGCTCTAAGCGCGTTAGCTTCCGCGCCCGCCCAACGCGCCGCAATGCCATACGAAGCAATAACCGACTTTGATAAATATGCTGCGCTTACTAGCGACAACAGCAAACTATCGGCTGACTTTAAACCTTTGAATTTTGATAAGCTCTTAAAGTCTGGTGCTTTTAGGGTTACGCATCAAGGATTAGATGAAGGGTATAACCCCGATCCTACGGCTGGGTTTTCTTTAGTTTCTGCATATAACGACGCTGTAGGCGATAGAACGCGGGGATGGAAAGATAACCCATTAGCGCTTGATGTAGTAAAAGGATTAATGACAGAACGCCCGTCCGATATGGGCGCGCATAAGTATTTACAAATTATTGAATCAGCTAGAGATCTAGGACTTACGGACAAAGACATCTTTGTCAAAACCAAATAAATGCAGACTACCCGCTACTCCGCGCAAGATGAACAAGAACTCATGGCGCGGCTTTGGTCACCAGCCATTAAAGACAATCCACTAGCGTTCGTGATGTTCGCGTTCCCTTGGGGGCAGGCTGGCACTCCGCTAGAACACTTCACTGGGCCACGCAAATGGCAACGCCAGGTGTTACAAGACTTGGCAGATCACATCAAAAAGAACGACGGGCAGGTGGACTTTGATGTATTAAGGTTAGCAATTGCATCTGGTCGTGGTATTGGCAAGTCGGCACTAGTCAGTTGGCTAGTCTTATGGATGATGACAACGCGCATTGGTTCGACTGTCATTGTGTCCGCTAACTCCGAAAGCCAGCTACGCTCTGTCACTTGGGCTGAGATTACTAAGTGGTCGTCGATGTCGATCAACACCTATTGGTGGGAGATCAGTGCTACAAGAGTGATGCCTGCCAAATGGTTGACCGAGTTGGTTGAGCGTGACCTCAAGAAAGGCACCCGCTACTGGAACTTAGAAGGACGGCTTTGGTCGGCTGAGAATCCTGACGCGTTTGCTGGAGTCCACAACTACGATGGTGTAATGGTGGTGTTTGATGAGGCATCGGGTATTGACGACTCCATCTGGGCGGTGACAAGCGGCTTCTTTACAGAGAACACGCCCAACCGCTTTTGGTGTTGCTTCTCTAACCCACGTCGCAATACCGGCTACTTCTATGAAGCGATTGAAGGTAGCAAACGTGACTTTTGGCAATCTAGGCAGGTAGACGCTAGGGATGTAGAAGGCACCGATAAGAATGTGTACAACCAGATCATTGAAGAATATGGGCCTGATTCGTATCAGGCGCACGTTGAAGTGTATGGTTCATTCCCATCGGAAGGGGACGATCAATTCATCTCGTCAACGCTAGTAGATGACGCCATGAAACGGGACAAGTGGCAAGATGACTCCGCGCCCATCGTCATTGGGGTAGACCCTGCCCGGTTTGGGTCTGACTCAACCGTCATTGCAGTGCGTCAAGGTAGAGATATAGTAGAAGTTCGCAAGTTCAAGGGCGACGATACAATGACAGTAGTTGGTCATGTGATTGAAGCCATTGACCAGTACAACCCTGCTGTAGTAGCCATCGACGAAGGTGGGCTAGGCGCAGGTGTGGTTGATAGATTGAAAGAACAACGCTACAAGATACGGGGTGTGAACTTCGCAAATAAGAGTAGAAACCCTATGATGTATGGCAACATGAGAGCGCAGATTTGGGGGCAGATGAAGGATTGGCTTAAGTCTGCAAGCATTCCCAAAGAAAAAACACTCAAGACTGACTTGATCTCACCATTAATGAAACCAGACAGTAAAGGTGCTATATTCTTGGAAAGCAAAAAAGACATGAAGGCTAGAGGACTTGCGTCACCAGACAGTGCAGACGCTATAGCATTAACTTTTGCATTTCCTGTTGCACATCGGGAAAGTAAAGGTACAATGCGAAAACAAACGTATCAATCACAGGGCGCTGCCCTTAACTCATGGATGGGGTCATAATGGCAACTAAACCAGGACTGTACGCAAACATTCACGCCAAGCAAGCTCGTATCAAAGCGGGTAGCGGCGAAAAAATGCGAAAGCCTGGCAGCGCAGGCGCGACCACAGCTAAAGATTTCAAGCAATCGGCTAAAACAGCCAAAAAAGGAAAATAATTATGGCAAATACTAAACCGATTGGCGTGGCATACGAAGATCAAAACATTATTGGTGCAGATACGGTCAATGCGACTGTGGTTTACGCTACTTCACAACTAGGTTACGCCAACGCAGGTTATGGGACAGTCATTCAGCAAAACAATAAAGCTACTGGTGTCACGATAAATAAGACTGCTGGGACTATTACAACCGCCAACGCGCAAATGGCGCCTGGCGCAAAAGTTGCGTTTGTTGTAACCAATAGCCAAGTGTCTGCTTTGGACACGGTAATTGTGAACATTGCGTCTGGCGCTACTGCTACTTTTGCATACCTTATCGCTGTGGTAACGGTAACTGATGGTGCATTTACAATTAATTTGGATAATGTATCAAGCAACGCCTATACAGACACGCTTAAGATTAACTTTGCTGTTTTGCACGTTTTGTCAGCATAAGGAGCAACCATGCCTCTTAAAAAAAGCACCAGCAAAGAAGCCTTCCGTCAAAACGTCAAAGCCGAAGTCAAAAGTGGCAAGCCAGTTAAGCAAGCGGTCGCAATTGCGTATTCAGTTAAACGTGAAGCATCTAAAGGTAAAATGAAAAAATGAGCTTAAAGCCATTAAGTAATTGTGTTTTAATTCGTCAAGACATAGAAAAATTATCTAATTTAATAGTTTTACCCCAAAGTAAATTATTTAGCGGTATCATAGTGGCAATTGGTGAAG